TATATCAATATACATTTTGTATATTTGTACAAGAGTTAAGGAAGTGATTTACACGGCAAACTTTAAAAAATAGAAATTATGAAAACTACTGCAACATTTTACATCTGGAACACAAAAACTGACGAATCATTTGACACTAACGAAAATAGATTTTATTCTGCATCTTGGGATGTTGAATTAGAAGAAAAAATCTATTTAGAAACCGTAATAGCTAATAATCCTGAAAAATTCGAAAACTGCATAATTGTAAATAAATATGAATAGTACAACCGAAACACTAAAAGCGCTGGTACAACTATCGGGGCTTAGTCGTAAATACTACGCTAAACGTCATAATCTTGAATACTCAAATCTTAATGGATGGTGTTCTGGGCAAAGAAAAATACCGCATTCAAGATTGGAAGAAATAGCTTTTAACGATGGTTTTAAAATAAATGTTGAATATTCAATAATTAATTTGTAATTTTGAAAATATATGATACCAGATTTTAACATAGAAATTGATTTAGGTAACTTTTCAGAAATCGAAATAAACATCGATATTGATACAAATCAAAGATATTGCAAACCCGCAATGTCACGTTCTAAAAATGTAAAATACAAAAACGCTAAAGAATTGGCTAAGGAAATTCAAATTAAACAAAACGAAAGATATTTTTGTATAATTGACGGATCATTTATTTTTGGTGATTTTATCGAAGCGTTTATTTATGAAAGAGCAATGAAAGTAAAAGAGCTTACTTTATCAACTCTTTCAATGTCTCAGGAAAATATAGATAGTTTTTATAATTTGATGCAAAACGGATATATTGAAAAATTAAATATTATTGTTTCAGATTTTTTCTACTCTCACGAAAGACATAATCTTGTGAAATATATGTATGATAAATTAGATATTAATGATAGGTTTCAATTATCAGTTTGTAGAACTCATACAAAAATATGTTTATTTGAAACTGAAATGAATGGGGGTCGAAAATATGTAATTCACGGAAGCGCAAATTTAAGAAGCTCAGATAATATTGAACAGTTTATGATTGAAGAAAATTCAGAACTATACGATTTTAATTTTGACTTTCATAAGAAAATAATTGATAACTTTGCAACTGTAAAAAAATCATTAAGAGGTGATAAATTGTTTAATTTAATTCAATAGTTATGGCAAAATCAAAAGGAAGTTCAGGAAGTTCAGGTTATGCAAAAATTAATGCAAATAGAAAAACAGGAGCATCAAGACGTGGTAATTCGATGCAATCAGTAGCTTCACGAAACACAGGAAGCGACACCCCGTTTTAATTAGGATTTAATTAGGAAAAATGGCAAAAGAAAACTCAGGACATTCTAATCTTATACCGCCAAAAGAAGGAGAGGTTAGAAATCCCAATGGTCGCCCAGTTGGCAGTAAGAATACTAAGACTATTTTAGAGCGGTTCTTAAATTTAGAAATGAAACAAAAAAACCCGTTTACTCAGGAAATTGAGCAAATGACAGTTTTAGAGTTGATGAATTTAAAACAAATTGCTAACGCTTTGGAAGGGGATTTGGCAGCGTTCAAAGAAATAATAGATAGACACGAAGGAAAAGTAACTGTAAAATCTGAGGTTACAGCTGAAGTAACCACTAATATAATATCATTAGGAAATGGAACTGCTCCCGAAACAAAATAATGCGGTTTACTTCTTAAAAGATAAAACAACCAAAGAGATTATTTACGGTGGAGCTGCTGGAGGTGGAAAATCCGCATTAGGTGTTTTATGGATTATTGAACAATGCCAAATGTATCCGGGTACTCGATGGTTAATGGGCAGGTCAAAATTAAAAACTTTAAAAGAAACAACCTTAAACACTTTCTTTGAGCTTACTTCAAATCTTAAAATATCAAACCAATTTAATATTAATAATCAATCAGGTGTTATATATTGGAATAATGGAAGTGAAATAATATTAAAAGACCTTTATCAATACCCTAGTGATCCAAACTTTGATAGTTTAGGCTCATTAGAAATAACAGGCGCTTTCGTAGATGAGTGCAACCAAATATCTTATAAAGCTTGGCAAATAGTAACTTCGCGTATTCGCTATAAATTAAATGACTATAATTTAACTCCTAAGATTTTAGGGACTTGTAACCCTTCTAAAAATTGGGTATATTCAAAATTTTATATTCCTTCAACAAATGGAAGCATATCCAATAATAGAAAATTCATTCAGTCATTACCTACTGATAATCCACATTTACACCCTTCTTATTTAGAATCATTATTAGCACTTGATGAAACAAGTAAAAGAAGATTGTATTATGGTGATTGGGCGTATGACAATGACCCCGCATCATTAATATCATTCGATAAAATAAATGATGTATTCACAAATGATTTTGTCATTGAAGGCGATAAATATATTAGTGCCGATATTGCACGTTACGGAAGTGATAAAATGGTTATTTGTGTTTGGTCTGGTTTTAGAGTAATTGAAATTTTTACTTTAGACAAATCAAGTATTACACAAACATCGGAAGCAATAAGGGGACTATCGCTAAAACACAAAGTGCCAAACTCTAATATTATTGCTGATGAAGATGGTGTTGGGGGCGGTGTCGTTGATGTCTTGCAATGCAAAGGATTTGTAAACAACTCAAAAGCATTAAAAGAGGAAAGCCAAATAATGGAATATCAAAACCTAAAAACACAATGTTACTATAAATTAGCTGAAAAAATACAACGTAACGAAATATTTGTAGATTGCGAAGATGGATATTTACAAGATTTAATTACAAAGGAATTAGAGCAGGTAAAAAGGGATAAAATAGACAGCGATGGCAAATTAAGAATTATACCAAAAGAAAAGGTAAAAGAACTAATTGGACACTCTCCTGATTACACAGATGCTCTTATGATGCGCCTGTGGTTTGAATTATCACCAAAGTTTTTCACGTTTTAATAAAAAATTATATATCTTTGAATAAAATTCACTATAATGGCAAAAAATAGAATCCTTATGGCTTGGGATGCTTTGACAAATCCTAATAAATTTAATGAATCGATTTATAAACTAGTTGGGGGTTTAACTTCAACTTACAATCCAACGCTTGAAACATTATTGGTTAAAGGATATGGGCAAAATCCAGATGTTAACGCAATAGTTAATCAAATGGCATCTAAGACAACAATAGTGCCATATTTCATCAAAAAAATAGAAGATGAAGATTCATTAAAGAAATTAAAATCATTCCCAATTGATTTAACATTCCAACAAAAACAAGCCGTTAAGAAACTTAAATTAAAAGCCTATAAAACGGATTCAGAGCAAAAATTGCCAATTGACAAACCAAACCCAACTCAAACTTGGAATGATATTTTATTTTTGTATAAGGTATATTTGAAAGTTTGCGGAAATGTGTATTTGTACAAAGTAATGTCGGAAATGGGTAAACCATTACAGCTTTATATGCTTCCTGCTCATTGGATGCAAATTGTTTTAAAACAAAATGCAAACTTAATGACCTCCGAAACTCCTGTGGATTACTATATAATGCAGCAAGGAAACCAGAATATTAAATTTACTGAGGATTCAATAATTCACATCAAACGATCAAATCCTTTTTTTAATTACAATGGTGGGCAATTGTACGGATATAGTGAATTAATGGCTGCAATTAGAAATATATCAAGCTCAAACGCTGGAATCGATAATAATTCAAAAACGATGCTAAACAGCGGAGTTTATGGATTCATACACGCTGGCGATGGGGCAACACCTTTAACACACGAGCAAGCGAAAGACTTAAAAAGTAGTTTAGTCGATATGGACAATTCAAGCGAAAAACTATCAAATATAGCTGGAGCAAGTGGAAAGATAGGATTTACACGAATTTCACTTACTACAGATGAATTAAAACCTTTTGATTATTTAAGTTATGATAGACGTACTTTAGCGAACTGTTTAAATTGGGATATAAACTTACTGAATGAGGAACGTTCCGGAACAGGTTTTGGAGTTGATGGATTGATTGAAGCGCGCAAAAGAGTAATAATTGATAATATTTCACCTGATTTAAATTTATTAGCATCATACCTTAATCCGCAATTTATACAGCTTTTCAAGGGTTATGAAAATTCAGAAATTCAATGGGACATATCGGAATTGCCAGAGATGCAGACTGATATGGAGACAATGAGCAAATGGGTTAATTCAGTACCTTTGACCTTGAACGAAAGAAGGGAAGTGTTTAACTATGAAGAAATAGACGATGAAATGATGAATGAGGTTTATATTCCAAATGGAATTATAAATATTAATGATGTTTCAATTGATACAATGGCAAACAATGGACAAACTTCGATATAGACAGGAACTACAAGCTTATAGAACTGTAAGGCGTAATGTATTGAAAATAGTCAATAATATTCCATTTGGGAATATGTCTAAAATAACGTTTCAATCTTTAATTTATGCAAATGTAACTGAGTTGCAAATTAAAGAAATGTATAAAGAAATTTATGTAACTGTAGGCAAGCCGCATTATAAAAGGATTGAAAAATCTATAAAATTAGATATAGATTTTGAAGCAATTATATCACAATGGTTAAATACAAATGCTGGGTTGCGTATCGTTTCAGTACATTCTACATTAATCGAAAGCATTATAAAAGTAATTCAAGACGGATATGATAGTAATATTTCAGTAGCTGATATAACTAGAAATCTGCAAAATAGATTTGGATGGTTCAAACCACAAGCTTTAAGAATTGCAAGAACCGAAACCACAACCGCAACAAATTACGCTACTGTTTTAGCTGCAAAAAACTCTGATTTAGTTTTAGAGAAAACTTGGATTAGTGTACAAGACAATAGAACGCGCAGGCCTCCTAATTCTATGTTTGACCATTTGGATATGAATGGTCAAGTAGTTTCTGAAACTGGGATGTTTTTTGTAGGAGGTGAAGAAATTGAATATCCTGGTGATCCAAACGGAAAAGCGGGCAATATTATTAATTGCCGTTGTAAAGTGGTGTTTACCGCTAAGGAAGACGAAAACGGATTACCAATAAGAAAAAAATAATAATTATTTAGACTAAATTAAAATAACTTTTATATATTTGTATTATGGACTTTAAACAATTATCATACGATTTAAAAGAATTAGACGAAACTAAGGGCGTTGTTATCGCTTATGCTAATACTTATAACTTCAAAGATAGCGATGGAGATATAAGCGCATTTGGTTCATTCGATAAAACCGTAAACGAAAACTTCAAAAGGATTAGAGTATTGAAAGATCACAATCCTACTATGATGATTGGAGTTCCTTTATCAATTGACACTAAGGATAGTTACGGACTTTTGACAACTTCAAAGTTTAATTTAAACAAATCTTTAGGTAAAGATATGTTTACGGATGTAAAATTAATGCACGAATCAGGATTAAATGCCGAACTGTCAATTGGCTATAAAGTAATGCTTCGTGACCAAAAAAACAAATCTATTATTCAGGAATACAAATTAATGGAGTATTCTTTTTTATCCTCTTGGGGAGCAAATCAACTATCAACAGTACAAGACATTAAATCGATTAAATCCCATTACGGAATAATGGAATTAATCGAAAAATCATATAATTTGGATTATTCAGATGAACGATTAAGACAAATTGAAACGTTATTAAAAGCACTTACCGATGAGCCGTCAGAAACTGACACTTTGATAAATGAGCCGCTTACATTAGAAACATTAAAATCATTTACAAACTCATTAAACTTTAAACAAAATGGATGAAAAATTAATGGCTGAATTAGCCAACATTAAAACCGGACTGGAAACTAAAACCACTGCCGAAGTAAAAAGCGCAATCGATGCTTTTGAAATTAAACTAGCAACTTCTAACAAGAATCAATTTGATTTGGAATTAAAAGCCGTTAAAGATGCTTTAGAATTGAAATTTGCTTCTGACTTGAAAGAAGCACAAGATCACATCGATAAATTAGATTTGAAATTGAAAGAAAAATCAATTGAAACTAAAGACACTGATTTTTTAGCTAAAGCTATTAGCGATAATATCGAGGCTATCAAAACAGTTCAAAAAGGAAAAGCATTACAGACTAAGGTCGTAGGAAATATGACTATTGCTAATGTTTCAGGATCAACTCCTAAAACGTTTAATCTTGACATTGTTACTTTGCCAAGTCAAAGCGTAAATATAGAAGATTTAGCGCGTCCTGTTTCTGCTGATAATGGTACTTATGTATTCACACGTGAGTTAGCTGGCGAGGGTTCAATCGCTGCTCAAACAGAAGGTTCTGCAAAATCTCAAAGAGATTATGATTTTGAAGCAATCGACGTAACTACCAACTTTATTGCAGGTTTTGCACGTTATAGCAAAAAAATGAGAAATAACCTTTCTTATATTGTTAATTCGATTCCGCAACTTTTAAGAAGAGATTATTATAAAGCTGAAAACGCTGCATTCCAAACTCTTTTAGCTGCTGCTGCAACCGCATCAACTGAAATTATCACTGGTAAAACAAAAGCTGAAATGCTTATTAATGAAATCGGTAAATTGCAAGATGCTGATTACAATGAAATAAATTATATCGTTGTTAAACCAACTGATTATTTGTCAATCTTGAAAACAGCAAAAGACGACTTAGCCGCTGCTGTAACTTATGATGCAGGAATTTTAAGAGTAGCTGGGGTTCAGGTTTTAAAAGCTTCTAATTGGTTGCCAGCGAATAAGTATTATGTTGGGGATTGGTCGAGAGTTTCAAAAGTTACTACAGAAGGACTTTCTTTAGAATTTAGCGAAACAGAAGGAAGTAACTTTGTGAACAATAACATTACAGCACGTATCGAAGCGCAAGTAGGTTTTGCAGTTGAACAACCAGCAGCAGTAATTTACGGTGACTTTACAGCAGTATAAGTTTTCATAATTGAATTTGGTTAGTTAATTTTAAAAACCGTTTGTTAATTCAAACGGTTTTTTTTATATCTTTGAATAACTTTAAAAATTAACGTTATGAAATATGAAGTATTAAAACCGTTTTTTAAACAGTCAGAACAAAAAAATTATGAGATTGGGGATAGTATCGAATTAAATGATGAAGATTCTGATAATATGGCTAAGTATGATTTAGTAAAGAAAATTAAAACTAAAAAGTAATGACTTATTTAGAAATCATACCTTTATCTACAGCCAAACTATATCTTAAATTAGATTCAGGGCAAACTGCAACCGATGCGGAAATCACATCTATGATTAAAAGCTCTTTGGCTTATGTAGAGAAAAGAACAAACCATATTTTACAGGCTAAGGAGAAATTTTACTATAAAGATTGTGTCTTAGTTCAACAAGTAAAAGTATATGATTACCCTATTCAAGATGCCCCTGCAAACACAATAGTAAGACCTTTATATTCAATTGTACCAACTGTAAATGATACGGTTACTTTAGATTTAGGATATGAAACTATTAATGAAGTGCCTCAGGATTTAATAGATGCGGCTTTGAATATTATTAACTTTTGGTTCTATAATTCAGAAACAAAAAACGCTGAAAATTCAATACCTAATTTTGTAAATACCGTTTTAGATATTAATAAAAGATTTGTATAATGCAAAGTAGAAAATACACAAAAGCAATAGCGATTTGGAAAACTACAACAGTCCCAGATGGTTACGGAGGTAGTACTGTAACTACTGCTTTAGTGCAATCTTTATGGGCAAATGTTACAGCAAAACGTTCATCAAGATTAAACGAAAACGGGCAGAATGATAATTTTGTGAGTACTGTATTTACTATTAGAAATCGTTACGACATTGATATTTCAATAAAAGATAATTTTATAAAATACAACGGATTGACTTTTAATATTGACTCTATTCTGAATGTTGATTTAGACAATATTGATATTGAAATACAAGCCACTCAAAGAGAATAATGGAAATCAAAGGATTAAATAGTGTAATATCAGATATTAGAAAGTTTGGCAAAGAAGCCGAAAAAGATGTTGAAGATGTTACTGAGCAAGTGGCGCGTAACATTGAAAAATACGCTAAACAAACTGCCCCTAATAACTTTGGTAAATTAACCCAATCAATAAAAGCGGTTAAAGAAAACCCTTTACTTTGGAGTATTGAAGCTGGGGGAACAATCGCGCCTTATGCTCCTTTTGTGGAATTTGGAACAGGTGGTTTGGTGGATGTTCCAAATGAATTAAAAGAGATTGCAATTAAATTTAAAGGTAAAGGAATCAGGCAAATTAATTTAAAGGCAAGACCTTATTTATACCCATCTTTAATAAGAGGGAGGGAGGAATATTTAAACAAACTAAAAAAAGTATTAAACAAATATGGTAAATCCTAACAAACATATTCGCAAGGCTATTTTTGACGCTGTCAATGCTACATATCCTTGTTATGATACGCAAGTGACTGGAAAAGTAAACCCAACGCAATATGTCATTATTTCAACACAGGATAAAGAAATAAACAAAGCTACTAAATGCGGTAATCGTTGGATTACTTATACTTTATTAGATATTGTTTGCATTTATAACGGTGCTGGAAATACTGGCAGCAGAATAGCTAATGATAATATGGAAAATGCTATTTTATCATTGATTGAAAACATTTCAATTACGGGTTATGTCGTTGTGAATAGAAGTTATGAGTTCCCATCTAATTTAGATTCAAGCACATCAACACAAACTGTTTATCGAAATTTTATTCGTTTAGTATTAGAATTGGAATAAATTATATATCTTTGAAATAAAAATAACTTAAAAATATAATATTATGGCAATTAAAGGTGAAAATGGGATTATTTACATTTGGGACGCGGCTTGGAAACCTATAGCGTGTCTTACAAGTACGGGTTTAAGCTCTCAACTTTCTATTATTGAATCGCAAACAAAATGTTTTCCGGGAGTAGTGAAAAAAACACCCGGATCAATAAACAATTCAATAAGCGCGGAAGGCGAATTTATAGATACAACTACAGCAGGCGGAGATACTGCTAAACAATCTCACGATGCTTTATTTTTGATTCAACAATCAAAAGCTTTGACTGATTTTAAATACGATACTGATATTACGGATGCTGATTCTGTTAAGTATTTTGGAAGCGGTTATTTTACTGATTTAGAATTAACGCAAGGGTCAGGGGATGAAATTTCTACATTCTCGGTAACTTTAGATGTAGATGGCGCAATTGTATTAACCGACCCACACGATTGAACTAGCGTTTTCAATGGTATGTTTAGCAATGAATTTGCATAACCTTAAATAAAAATCAATGACAAATACAGCATTAAAGGCGCAAATTGATAGCCAAATTACAAACGAAACGACGGCTAATGCCATAACTCCAACAGATGTTGGAACAAATATGAAGGCTATTGTAGACTTTATAAATTATAATTCGTATACGGCTTTAATTTCGCAGTCAGGAACTGAAGCGCCAA